ATAGCTGATCCCGATCAGGGCAGCATCAAAGCCATCAGCCAGAAGGCACTCATGCTCTTCCAGCTGGCACAGCAGATCTGCATCAATCATTGATGTGGGCTTCTTCCACTTCACTGTAAACCCCGTTGGCATAGAGGCCACAGAGCATAAGGATGGCCCTGCTTTTGCTTCTCTTCTCAGCCATCTCCAGGAAGTAGGGGCTTCTGCAATTCTCAGGGCATGCGCTGCCAAAGGTGGTGATGGATCGGCCCTCTGGATTGGTGGCTTCACAGCGCACTGCAGCATACTTCTCAGAGCAACCTTCCACATCATACTTCAGGGTGATCCCTGCCTTTGCCATGATCTTCTCAATGCCCTGCCTTTTGATGATCACAAAGTGCTGGTGCCTGAAGATGTCATCCATGCTCAGATCATAGGAGTTGAAGAGGCTATTCATGAAGGCCTTCTCTTCGTTGCTTAGGTTCGCCATAGTGGTGCGGGGTTGATGTTGTTATTTGATAGAATTTCAATGGCTGCGGAAACCGTTTCCTTCAGCCTGGCATTCTCTTCTTCCAGGGATGCCACCTGGGTCTTCAGTGATCCAATGCGCTCTGCATCTTCGAGCATCCGGATCTTGTATGTGCTGTTGGCATTCATCTTCCTGGTGATCTCTTCCTCCATGTCATGGAAGCACAGGTTCACCTGGCTGAGGGTGTCATGCAGTCTCTGCCAGTTCGCTCTCTTTTCTTCAGTCAGGTCCGGCTCATCATCCAGCCACATCCCAATGATTTCCATCTGGGCTCCCAGGTAGGTGCGGGCCATCAGTCTCTCCAGGTGGCTCATCATGATCCTTTTGATTTGAGCTCTCCAGCAAAGAATCTCTGACTGAGATCGCTGGGGTCTTTTCGTTCATAGAAGCAGCCAGAATCCGCGTGGTAATACAGCACAGCCTGTCCGAGCTGGGCAACTCCTTTGGGCTTGGCTTTCTGACAGATGATCCAGCTCTCATCAGGGCCTGTGGTCACCACATGCTTCCCAAATTTCAGCTGATCATTGGATGGGGGCCTGTACACCAGGAGCACAGTGAATGCCCTCCTGCTCCAAGCCACCCCACCATTGGCTTCATTCATCATGGCAGGGGGTGCAAATCTTTGCCCGCGCTCTGAGACCATTGTGGTCTGCTGCTGGGCAATGTGGTTCACCAGGATATCCACACGGTTCTTCTTCATGGCCACATCCCTGGCAATCTTCAGCACAGCAGTGAGCCACAGATCCTGCCTTCCACCGTACTTCTGCAGCTGCATGGCCACATCATTGAAGGGATCACACACAGTCACATCTGGCTTGAAGCCATCGGCTTCTGCTTCTTCGCACCACTGGTGGAAATCCTCCAGGGTAAACTCCTGACACCGGGGATGGGTAGGATCAATGAAGCGGAAATGCTTTGCAACCCACTGCTGAGCATTGAAGTGCTCACCTTCGCTGGCCACATCCATTCTCTCATTCCCTCTCTCAGTGTACTTCCTCAGCGGCTTCTTCAGGTAGATCTCAGCAACCTCCAGGATCAAATCAGCCACTGTGCCCTGCTCGCTGCTGAAGATGAGGTGCTTCCAACCATGTTGCCTGGACAGATTCACACACAGGTTCAGCATGAAGACTGACTTCCCAGAATGCGGTGCCCCATAGATCACCAGGGGGAAGCCCTTCTTTGCTGTGAAGATTGAATCCAATGCTTCCCAGCCAGCGTATGCTCCACCCTTGGGAACGCTGTTGCGGATCCGCTCCACTTCCAGTCCCATCTCAATGGGATTTGTGATCAGGCTCTTCTCCATCATCCTGCCCACATTCGTCCCAGGTCTTCCCGGCTGATTTCTTTCTCTTCAGTGATCGTCCCCTTCAGTCTCTCCTGGCTGTATTCCACAGCGCGGGTGCCAAAGAGGGTGGAGGGTCTCAGGTATTTCTCCATGTCCGCATCTCCCTTCCATTGTTCGCACTTCACATCAATGACATGCTTCAGCTCTTCCAATGTCATGCGGTCCGAAGTGGTCCGAGCATTGAGCTGCCTGCGCACCGAGGGGGTCCACTTGAATGCAGTGCCTGCAACCTGGTTGAGGTAGTCAACAATGGTCCTGAGATCCTCAGCCTGTGGCTTCTCTTCGCTGGTTAACCAGGGGCCCATCAATGCCATCCCTTTTGCTGCATCAATGGTGATGGTGCAATCCGTTTTGCTGTCCCATTGAACACGGTGCCCAGCGGTGCGGATTTGCTTTACAGCAGCGGTGCATTCGCTTCTGCTGTAGCCAGTCATTTCTTCGAGCTGATCAAGCGTGACCTGGACTGTTGAGGTCCCTGCTTTCTTCACCAGGTAACCCACAGCCCAAAATACCGGGAGGCCGGACCCAATGCCCGAAGAAGCAACAGCCCCCAGAAGGAAATCCTGGAGGCTGTCTGCATCAAGAGTCTTCTTCACCGCCATCAGAATGGGCTGCCTTCATCTTTGTTGACAGATGGCCCCTGGGAGCCTTGCTTCATGGTTTTGCCATTGCCCAGGATCGGATGATCAGGGTATTTGCCAGCAGGAAGAGTGTCATCCTTCCAATACTGTTTGCACATGTAGTCCTTCCCATATTGATTGTCAGGGGTTGGGATCAGAGTCACCGAGATGTACCGGGCACCATTGTATTCCCAGGCTCGGTCTTCCTGGATTTTGTCCAGGTTGATGGTCATTGTTATTTTTTCCATGATTGGAGTTGGTTTGGGTTTTCAGAATTCCAGATTTCAGACACTATTTGCAGGGCTTCTCTGAGCCGGACACGGCTGCAAGCAACGCCCGCACCGTCCACCCATTTGCCCCTGCGCTCATCCCATTTCAGTGCTGCTTCCTCAGCAATGTGGTTGCATCCCACCATCACACTGGTGTGGTTGAATGTCCCCCCTGTGGAGCTGTGGAAGCTGGCAGCTATGTTCTCCAAAGTCATGCCGTATCCAAGGCGCATGGCCCACCAGATTGCTCTCCGATATGCCACACTGTATTGATCCTGATCCGGGCCCCAGATTGCTTCTGGTTGGATCCCGGCTTCATCAGCCACCATCCGCACAATCTTGTGCAGCTGCTCCGCTTTGGTTTTGGTGAGGCCCTTCACAGTCCGGGTGACTGGAAGTGGCGGGATTTGATTTGTCACTGTCATTGATCGTTTTTGTTTTTAGGTTGAAAAAAGTTGACCACTTCAGAGATCCATGTGGTGTCTCTGTTGCTCCATTGATATGCATCTGCGGTCATCGTGTAAGTGGTGCACCAATCCGGTGCGGGTTGAATGGCGCTCCTGGTCACCTTGAGATGGTTGGCTGCGTACCAGGTGCCGGATTCCGGCTTCTTTTCCCGCAGCGCCCAGGCCAGGTGATCTCTCAATGCCAGGTAATCATCAGCGGTCCTCCATACTGGCACAGAGCGCTCATCACCATGCATCTTGCGTTTTCCGATGTCATCGCAGTGCACCTTCTTCTCAGCTTGAAGCTCATCCAATGCCTGTCCAATGGCCGTCTTCCATGCCTGGGTGCGCTCAGCGGGTCCAGCGTTATGCGGTGCCCGCGCATCAAGACCAGGAATGAGCTCTTTCCGGTGGGCTTTGATCCATTCCATGATCAAGCCAGTGGTGGCTCCGGCACACCGTCGATTGCATAAGCAATCCCAGGTGGCCTTCACCGTCTCTCTGTGCACATTCAAGTGCCTTTTGTTTCCAAAGAATTCAATCTCAATCATCAGAATGGCATTGGGAGTTGGCAGCTGTCTTCATCGGGTTGCGGTGCCGAGATGGGCAGCTTTTTGAATTCATAGGTGGCAGCACTGCGGGTGTGGTTTTGTGCCGGATTCCAGTGAATGCTTCTGCGGGATTCCGTAGGGTCCACAATGCCACTGTGCTGCATGATCTCAGCCTGTTTCTTGACAATGGCCAATGCTTCTCTGCGTTGTTTGTTTTCGTGCAGATCGCCATTGCTATCCCTGCGATCACCAGCCAGCAACTCTGAAAGGCCTGACCAAAAGAGATCCGCTGCCAACCGCTTTCCAAGCTCACCAAGCCCAGCAAGGCTGTTGAGGATGTCAGCATGATTGAAGCTGCCATCAATGGTGCCCACCGTCAACATGTAAGCCCGAAGAAGGGACATGCGCTGGGTGTCAATGCTGTTTTGCTGTTGCACCTGGTTTGGAAGCTGGTCATACCAAAGCATGACCTGATCAGTGTGGATCACCATCCATTCCAGCAGCTCTTCTTGCACCCTCTCACCTGTGCATATTTCGTCCGGATCGCTCCAGTCTCCTTGGGTTTTGGAGATGTAGTCCATCCACCGCTGGATCACAACGAATTCCACCATCTGCACAACGTCTTCCCAGGGAGCATTGGGCACCGTCTTCATGGTGCGCTTTTTGCGGATCCTGGGCAGAGGTGCAGGATCGGAATCCTGTTGCTGCTCATGTTGTTCAACTTCAGCCTGAAGCTCAGCCATCTGCTGCTTCAGCTGCTCAATTTGGGCCTTCAGCCCTGTTTCTAAATTTGCCATTTTCGGCTCTTATTTATGAGCCCATTCCATTCTGCCAACCAGCATCCAGGTCCGGGTTCGGTGTTACTTTTTCGGTTTCCTTGATTTCCAATCAGCTCCAGCGGGGACCAGGAATGCATCAATCTGCTTCTGCGAAATCAGGAACCTTCCCCTGGGGCCTTTTCGAAAGGCTCCGAGCTCATGGCTATTGATCAGCTGCCGGACGGATTCCGGATGCATTTGCAGCAATTCTGCTGCCTGGGTCACAGTGAAGTATGTCATGTTGTAGAAGTCACAAGAAGTTTTACATTTGCACCATCCGGAATGAACAAGCGGTGCGAATTGTTATGCCGACAAAGATGAGATGACTTTGATTGTCGATCCTACAAAAAGTCGGACCAGTAATGCACACCGTATCCACAGATGGAAGAAGATTGTTGATACGACAATGAAAACAGAAAAAGGAGCGAAATGGAGAAGATGACCACAGAGCAGGTGATGGAGAGCCCGATCAAGAAGGAGCTTGACGATCTGAAGCGCTTGATCCGCAATGGCAGGCAGCTTGGGAAGCATGCTCTGGGCAGGGTGACTGATGATCCGGCTCCCTGGGATGTGAAGGATTCAAATGGCTTGATCAATCGACAAGTGGCCCTGTGTGCATACAGTCACCTGATGGATCTCTGGGATGGGGACAGGACCAAGCTGCAGGAATTCACAGGCAAGAATCAAAGCCATTGGAATTATCAGCTGTTGGGCACCACGGTGCAGCTGAACAACGTTGATGGCTTCCGCTCCAAGAAGTTCAGAAAGGAGCAGCGCACCTCAGAGTATTTTGTGGTGACACTGTTGGAAGCGCTGAAGGTTCATGGCATTGGCTTTGATTTTAGTCGCTTCTACCATGTCATGGGGTCTTTCAGATGGAGGGTCATTGCCAAGCCTTGGAAGGGGTGTGATGGTCATGAGTGGTGGATGGATGGTCCGCTGCCCGAATCAATCGGTGTGGACTACCCAGCACCCTGGCAGATCGCAAATGACTTTGGATCCAGGGACAGCGAATTGATCGAGAGGGAGGATGGCATGCAGGAATATGTGGATGACTTCAATCCATGCCGGGTGGAGAATCTGGGTGTGGATGCATACCAGCTGCCGAGTGATGAGATCATCAATGATCCCACAGTGGGCACCTGGTGCTTCACAGGCGTTGATGATCCATCTCCAAAGGATGACATCTTCAATGAAGCTGCCCTGAATCACTACAAGGAGAAGGCATCAAAGCTGAGCCTGGAAGTGTCTCAAGCTCGTCAGGCCCTGGAGAATCTGAGGGAGCATCACCGGATGGAGATCCAGAAGATGAAGGAGATGCATGGTGCAGAGATTGCAGCGCTGTCAAAGCCAAAGGAAGTGAGGCTGATGATCAACCCAGCAACAGGAGAAATCCAACAGCTGTGATCCCTCACACATGTGTACCCGCGTACATACATGTGCGCACCTCCTTTCTTGAAGAGCATCAAGCAGCTTCTTGAAGAGCTTCTTCCCTTGTAAAAAAGAGAAACAAGATCCTTTGTCCATCCGGCACTGATCACCACCTGATGTGCTTTGAATGCGCACAGCCTGTCAGTGCTTTGTGTTAGTATTCCAAGAGAAATGCCAGGAGCTTTGCTGTGATGCCAACCATCATCCGCAAAGAGCCACAGCGACCCTGGAAGACCAAGCGACCAGCCCACCAGGGCAGGGTTGCTTCTGATCCCAGATACAAGAGCGCTGCATGGCAGAGGCTGCGTGAATCCGTCCTGCGCTCCCAACCGCTCTGTGAGTGGTGTGAGAGCAAGGGGCGGGTGCAGCTGGCCACAGTGGTTGACCACATCACCAGGGTGAAGGCAGGTGGATCCTTTTGGCATGGACCATTCCAATCCCTCTGCAATCACCACCATGCAGTGAAATCAGGCCGAGAGGCACACCAGAAGATGTGATGGAGATGATCACCGACCTGGCCAATGAAACTCCTGTGCGAGAGATCGCAGAGCGCTTCCTGGCCTTCCATATGGATGGGACGGTGATTGCAACAGCTGAAGTCCTGGGCTTGAACCTGGACAGCCTTTGGGATCAGTTCTATCTGCACCATGATCCCACCATCCACATGCGCACCGAGGATCCCACTGTGAGAGCGTACCTGGTGGTGAAAGGCTTTGAAGATTGGTGCATGCATCAGCTGGCTGACAGCTATGAAAACCAACAGGAATGATCCGAGGGGTAGGGGGTGAACCAAATCAAGACCCTTTTGCCGTTAGACCGTCGGGTTTCTTCGATCGTGCACACCGTCAAAACAGCCCCAGGGGGGTCAATTAGCATGGGAAGACCAGCAAAGAGCAAAGAGATCAAGGCTATCCAGGGCACACTTCGTCCTGATCGGGACCGGGTGCCAGAGAAGCGGGTGCTTCAGGATCAAGAGCTGCCTGATCCACAACTGAAACTGAATGAGAAGGGAAGAGAGCTCTTCCAGGCACTGTGCATCCACCTGAATGATGCCGGGGTGCTGTGGCAAGTTGATGCCATGATGCTCAGCATGTACTGCAAGAACTGGGCGCTGCTCCAGGCGGTGTCTGATGAGATTGAGACTGCTGATGATCTGATCCAGGAATTTGATTCTGGAGTGTACCAGATCAGCCCAGCTCTGACAGTGTTTGAGAAGCTGTCTAAGACAGTGATGAGCCTGGGATCCAAGCTGGGACTGAGCCCAGCTGACAGAGAGAAGCTGGCATCCTTTGCCAGGATCCAGAAGGAAGAGGCTGATCCATATGAAACCCTGAAGAGATCAAGTGGGTGACAGCATCAGAAGGATATATCCAAGAGGTCCTGGATGGGACCATCATCACAAATCAATGGATCAAGGCTGCCTGCCAGAGGCACCTGGATGATCTGGAGACAGGTGAGAAGCGCGGGCTGTACTTCGACCAGGAAGAGGGCCAGCGCTTTGTTGCATTCTTTGAGCGCTTCCTGCATCACAGCAAGGGCAAGTGGGCAGGTGATCCATTCACCCTTCTTCCCTGGCAGCAGTTCATGATCTCCAGTCTGTTTGGCTGGAAGAGATCTGATGGCACCAGGAGATTCAGAACCCTGTTCTGCGCAGTGGGCAGGAAGAATGGGAAGAGTGCAACCTGTTCAGGCCTGGGACTGGCCATGCTGGACTTTGACCAGGAGCCAGCTGCAGAGGTGTACTTCTCTGCAACCAAGAGAGACCAGGCCAGGATCTGCCATGTGGAAGCTGAGCGGATGGTGAAGGCATCACCTCATCTGAAGAAGAGGATTGGGATCCACAGAAACAATCTCCATGTGAAGGCCACTGGCAGCAAGGCAGAGCCATTGAGCTCAGAAGCCAGGAGCCTGGATGGACTCTCACCACACTGTGCCATCATTGATGAATACCATGCCCACAAGGATGCTGAGATCTTCCATGTCCTGAAGTCAGCAACAGGTGCCAGGGCTCAGCCACTGCTGGCCATAGTGACCACAGCTGGCTGGAACATTGATGGCCCATGCTTCCACTTTCAGAAGACCTGCCAGGATGTGCTCCAGGGGATCAAGGATGATGATTCACTTCTGCCCTTGATCTACTGCCTGGATGAAGAAGATGATTGGAAGGATCAGAGCACCTGGATCAAAGCCAACCCTTCCCTGGGTGAAAGCATCTCGATGGATTACCTGGTGGAGCAGTACACCCAGGCCACCAACTATGGAAGCACCGAGGAGGCCAACTTCAGGACCAAGCACCTGAATGAATGGGTGAGCAGCTCTGATGTCTGGATCAAGGATGAAGAATGGATGGCCAGCGGATCTGATCCCATTGAAGTGGATGAGAAGAGCCTGACCTGGTATGGAGGATTGGACCTGGCTGCAGTGAGTGACTTCTGCTGCCTGGTGCTGGTTGCTCCGCTGCCTGATGGTGAGCTGCTGGCCAGGCGTTGGTACTGGTTGCCAGAGTCAGCCTGGGAGCGAAGGATGGACAGAGAAGAGAGCAGCATCCACATGGACATGCTTGATCTGTCGTATTTCCACCTGAGCCCAGGGAATGTCACAGATTACCAGGCATTGAGGAGGACCATCAGTGGCTACTATGTCCAGGATGGGACTGTGATGCATGACACCAGCTGCATCATGGATCAGTACAATGTGGCCAGCATCAGCTTTGACAGATGGAACAGCTCCACCCTGGTCACACAGCTGACAGGTGATGGGGTCCTGATGGCTCCCATTGGCATGGGCTATGCAAGCCAGTCTGCTCCGCTCCGAGAGCTTGAGCGCTTGATCCTGGAGAAGAAGCTGATCCATGAAGGTGATCCTGTGCTGCGCTGGATGATCCGGAATGTGATGATCCAGAGAGATCCAGCTGGGAATATCAAGCTGGACAAAGCCAGGAGCCAGGACAAGATTGATGGGGTGATGTCACTGAACTGCGCGGTGGCTGAGTGGATGACCAGAACAGCAGCAGATCCCAATGAGATTCCAGATGATTACCAAATCCGCACACTATGAGCACCAACCCAGATCACCCCACCATCCGATTGATGAGAAAGCTGAGCACCCGCCAGGGATTCATTGATGAGGTGTACACCAGGCTGCCAGCAGAGAAGACAATGGTGGAAGCATACTGGTCTGTGGAGTATGATC